AGCTTGGATAGCACCTGAGTTAATTCAGCCATCTCTTCCATTGCAATCACAGCGGTTTCTTGCTGTTGGTTAGTTAGATGTTTCAATCTGTATACTCCTTATCTACAGCAGATGCATCCCATACATACTTGTACATTTTGGGATCACCTATTATAACAACATCACTATCACCAACTTCACTATAGACACGAGCGTCCATATATTTGTGATAGTAAGCAGGGCCTCCGAATACTCTGCGAGCAGCTTGATAACGCGCCTCGCTCATACCTACATAATGTACAGTCTTAACCATAGTAAATCTCTAAAAGAGTTGAGGTGATAGTAGAATCTGATTGATGAGCAACCAGATTCCTTTGTTTCATCATATCGGTGACAAACTCATCAGCTCCCCAAGTAGTTGCTTCGGGGTACTGATACTCGCGCATAACGGACATGGCATAACGGACATGCCATGTCCGTTATGCAAGGACAGTATTTTCAGCACTACTATAAAACTTTTCCTCATTGTCGAGGATAAGACTACTCATCCCCATATTATGAAGCCCTCCGTGCGAGGACTTCGTTAAGATCGAACACTGAGAAGAAGATAGGTTTTGCAACCATCTTACCGGTCTCATCTTGCTCTTTTTCTGTCCTAGAGAAGCGAACTAAAGAAGCAGCTTTCTTGATGCCTTTCAGCGCTTTGCCTGAGATACCTTCCATTTTGATAGCTTGCTTAAATGTAACGAAAAGATCGCCTTCATCATAACCAGCCGCAAGAAGAGTAGCTTCGTTCTGGCCTGTGTAGTAGTGGCCTGTTGTAGCATTTTGCATTTTCATTCTCCTTCATAATCTATACATTCTTTATACCATAGATTTGAACAGAAGTCAACGGTTAATTTCAAATAAAATCATTTTTTTTATAAATAGACAACTAGGAGTGAAGGAACGAAAAATGATAGATCCAGTCACAGCTGTTGGCTTGGCTACTACTGCGTTTAACGGTATTAAAAAGGCCATTGCAGTGGGAAAAGATTTACAAGATATGCATGGTCAATTGGGCCAATGGGCCAAGGCAATATCAGATGTAGATTATGCTAGTCAAAAAGCAGATAAACCCCCCTGGTATAAAGTCTTAGGAGGTGGTGTTCAAGCTAACGCAATGGAAGTTTGGGTGCATAAGAAAAAGGCTGATGAAATGAGAGAGGAATTAAGAAGTTATATTTCTGCTGTATATGGGCCATCAGCTTGGAAAGAAATTGTACACCTAGAAGGTGTTATGAGAAAAGAGCAGAAAGAGGCTGTATATGCTGCTCAAGAGACGAAAGAGCAATTTATAGCCTGGACTGCTGGTATATTACTTACTTTAACGGCTATTACGATTATGGGAGTAATAATATACTGGATAGGGGTGTCACAAAACACGTGGTAACTATTTTCGTGTTATTTCTGTAATAAACGCGCCTTCAGGTGACTTCCAAGCTTGCATTAACTCCACATACATTTCAGGTGACATTGATATTAAAGTATGCCTATTAGTCTCTTCATTATATTGTCTAATATAGACTATATCGTCATAAGAAAAGACTTTGATGTCTTCATGAGCACCGGTATCATCTAAAACGGTTATCTCTATTTCATCAAAGTCCATTTCTACAGTAAACATTATTTTTTCTTTCTTAATCGTCGTAGTTTAGAATATAGATTAAATGTTCTTGTACTTATAATGTTTTTTACCGATTTACGGTTTTTCCTAGCAGTTAATGATTTCATCATACGAAGACCTTTATTCATATTTTTTATCATGATCCTTTCCTTTGCCATAATCACCGCCATACTTAGATAACGCTTCTGCTTTAAAACATAGATATTGACCAATACGAGTACCAGGTTTAACTTTCATGCGACCACACGTTACGTGCATGACCCCAGCCATAACCCCATGATAGCCAGTATCATAGAGACCTGTAGTAAGGTGAACCCCATTACGATTAAGAGTACTGCGGGTGATAACGAACCCAGCTTCGCCCATTCCAACTTCAATTTCATTCTCCATAATCACTTCATATGCACCAGGATACAGATACCAGTATCCGTCTTCGAATAGTTCTACTTCTTTAGAGCCTCTATGAACCTTTTGTGTCTCATCGACTACAAAGTCATTATTAAGAATCTCTAATACCTTACCTAAACGCAGATCAACAGCGTTAGGTTGAATATCTTCAGGTAACATGTTAGTAAGATTAGAGGTGGCATTGCTGCCACCAATATTAATCATGCTCATGCTGCATGCTCCTTAAGCACTTTCTCGGCCCAATTACGTGCAGTAAGATATGGCACAGGCCCAAACTGATCTGCATATGCTACCGGATCTTCTCGGCCCAATTTGATAAAAGCTTCAAGTCGTTCAATAGAAGATGAGCTCTTATAGTCGGAATACCATACTCCATGATGCATCATGGGCTTATATGATGTGTTAGTGCGTTTATATACCTCATCAAATTCTAACCCCAATTCATCACAAAGTAACTCTCCATCTTGAAGAATATCATACTTATCACCAAGCAGGTATGGTGTAAAGTAGGTTACCTTTTCAGCATCCCAATTACCTTCACGGAATGCAACATCATCGGCATCGCGGAACTCTTGGCGGCAATCAGGATAGACTGCATGATCGCCTGCATGGATACCCAGAGCAATAGCCGTTTCCTGATTAGTATCTTTAACAACCGAAAGAGCAGCGGCCTGCACAATAGATGCAAAGATTTTATTACGATTAGGCACAACAGTCTCTTTCATTGTATCTTCTTCGTAGTGACCTTCTGGAACATCATCCCCACCTGCAACCAAAGCAGATGATAGTAATTGTTGTAGACCCTTTAACTCAATGGGCTGATACTTAATAACATGCCCCTTAGAGGCTAGGTACTTAACCAATTCTTTGGCTCGTTCTAATTCACATACGTGCTTCTGGCCATAATTAAAAGAAAGGGCGGTTACATTAGGTGCACCCATATCTTTAATAGCACGCAATAATAATGTAGAGGAATCCATTCCCCCAGATAATGATACGACAATATTTTTCATGTTTTCTCCGTATTAATAGCAGTGTGTTGTTTAGAGTGGTTAGCTATTATGAACCACTTTCTTTTAAATCTTTGAGGCGGTTAATTTCACGCACAAGATACCAAGCAGCCTTTTCTAGGTCTTCAATTTCTTTATCAATTTCTTCATACCCAGTCTCAGCTTTATTACCAGCACGTAGCAAATACTTAACAGCATTGCCTCGAGCAAAATTTAAATTAAAGTATTCTATAATATCAATTGCCTGATAACCACCAGGTGCTTGATAATGTTGAGGATTGATTTTATCTTCACTCATCTTTTAGCATATTCCTTAAATACATTTACATTATAAATTATATCATCAATATTGATTTCTTTCAAGTCCATATCTACAAATTCATCAAATTTTATTTTAGGCTTCCATTCAATTGGATATCTATCTCCACCAATAGCCGCAGCAATAGGGTTAGAGGTATCAACAGAATATATCCATTTTTGTTCATGATAATAACTAAACTCTGGGGCCCACCAGGTGCCCAATAAATGATGTTTAGTTGTTTTACGAATTACACACTCATTTAATAACATATAGATAAGATCCACACGTTCCATTGCATGTTGAACCGGGGTCATATTTATTTTAAAGGCCCAATTAAAGCAAAATGGAATACCAATCATCGCTAGGGTTGGACAATTCTCATCAAACCATTCGTAACATTCTTTAAACTCTTCTGGCGTGTTACCTTGGATAACAGCCATGGCCTTGGATTCTAACTCAGGATAGCCTTCAAGAAATCTAAGAGATCGATCAATTGTTTCTGCCATATTTCCCAAGACATCGGGAAGTACAAATACATCTGGTTTGATTCGTTCAACATAATCGGCGATGAGATCATTACTGAGAGCAGAACCAAGCTCATAACAGCTATTATCAAGAATGGTAAAACCGTCATAACTATCCACGATATCGCGGTAAATAGGATCCTCAATATAGCGATGAAGAAGAATAAACAAATAATCGTTAATATGATAGTCACCATCATGTTCAGCCCTTGCTAGAGAATGAGGTATCTCGTGGGAGATAAGGGGTAAATTCATTAATGTCTCCATAATAATTAATATTACTTATAAACCTTTCTTTATCTTTATACAGATAAGGTTTAAGATTTATACGTTCTAATATACGCACAATGGCTATTCTATAATCTTCTTTTTTTGGTAAGTAATCATGCCACAGTATACCATATGATTCTTTAAACCGCTGTCTATGCGCGTTATATCGCGTCTTATCTATAGATATACCGCGGTTTATAAGATTATTATACAACATTTCGTATCTTTTGTAAAGGTATAATCCTTTATTTTGAATTTAATTCTTGCATACGTACATTATCAAAGAACTCAGACTTAGCATGGGGTGTATTAAACAATCCCTTGAGGACCGTAGTCTGTGTTAAAGAGCTTGTGGCCATAATACCACGATTCTCACAACAACCATGCTTGGCCTGAATATAGACCGCTACATTCTCTGATTCGGTTGCCAACATAATCTCACGCGCAATATCATTACATAATTCCTCCTGCAGGGTGCCTCGACGGGCACACCACTGGGCAATACGAGTATACTTAGATAGACCAATAACCCTGTCGGTAGGAATAATACCAATATAGGCAACACCCGTAACTGGTTGGTGATGATGACTACACATAGACCGTAGTTCCGAACGAACCGTAAGCATACCATGATATGCATCCTTACCGGTATTAGGAAAGGCCGTAGCTGATGGGGGTGGATCATAACGACCAGCCATAATTTCATTAAAGTACATCTTGGCCAGTCGTCGTGCAGTACCCATAGAGTTGGGATCATTATGACGATCAATCAATAAGCTGTCTAACACACCTCCAAAGGCATCAGTCGCCTCATCAATCAATTGATCCCTTTCTCCATCCTCAATAAAATCCGAGATGTTATCACCAGCCCAATAACGACCATTGGCCTCCTTGACCCGCTCCACAATCTCTTGTGCCTTGGATGGCCTATCTTTCTTTAGTATACTCATTAATGATATTTCCCTGTTAATTGTTCTCTAATCCAACTCCATTCATTATAATCCCATTTACGCATTTCTGTAATACCCGAAATTTGTCTGGGCTCATACCAATTATGAAAATACCTATCGTTGGCGTTGGAACGAATATGCTCCATAATTTCATCTTCTATACGCAATGCTTCTCCACGTGTATACCTCCGGCGAGTCGAGGCCGATATATTACTTGTATGGTGGCAGAATACAGATGTTATGGGATGTGGTTCATCCTCACCTCTGTAGAGCAACCTAGCCATAGCATCTGCGTATGATGTAATACCGTTTTTATAGACAGTCATTGGTAAATTGTCTTCAATATGAAATCGTCTTTTTAGTTTTGCAAGGTAGACCTTATAGAGTCTTCCATCATCCTCATTGTAGTCTTTCATAACTACTCCATTTCTTGGCTTTGGACGAGCAGCGCCTACGAATCTCGTCCCATGTTAAATTTGTAGCTTTAGACGCTTCTTCTATATTAGCATAGGATTGATTATTAATCACGCATGTTTTATAAAAATAAACAGGAGCAGTACCTTTATCCGATACCAGCTCTATGCCAGCTAGATCATACTGCTCCTGCCAATTTTTATGTTTGGTGTCCGCACCATTTTGAAATGGAGACAGACGTATATTTTCTTCCGAGGTAACTAGATGTACCTTTGTACATTCTTCAAGAATTTTAATAATATCATTTAGAGAAGGATTGTCTTCCACGATACGGGCTCCTACCCGTTGACGAGAATGGTAATGCTCCTCACAAAACGAAGAAGATCTAAATCCATAATCATCAATAAGAGTCTTTGAAACAAGGCCAGACTTCGTCGTAGACACATCATATATGGCAGTGCCAATGGCTCTAGCCAAATACTGGTCGGGTACGATACCTTTCTTACCCATAAGAGCCGAAATCAAATGTGCGCCAGTAACCTTGTCCATTCTTTTCTCCTTATCATATTATTAATATAGTATAAATGAAAACAAATGGCAACCCGGCAATTTCAGTGATCATGCAAAGCTTGCAAATAGATGAAGCTGCATTTGAAAGATGTATCCATGATCTAAAGCATACCTAGCTGCATGCTCGTGATTCTTTTGATTTGCTTCCATATTAAATAGATCTTTCTCCCACCAAGATACTACTTCATCTACAGTGGATCGCTCCCCAAGATCTAGTTTATTCTTGCCACTACGAATAACTTTAGCCCTTTCTGGTTCTTTATTATAGATGTTCATGGGGGATATAAAAATAGGTTTATTACTTTCTTTTGCCCAGTCATGGGCCCAATCAGGAATAGTTTGATAAGGAGAGTCAAACCCATCTTGATCTTCTATAATAAACTTTAAGCAATCTGCACTCTCTAATGTTTTCTCATTAGGTTCCATATACTTGATTGGAATATATCTTTTAAATCCAAGAGAGATATCTACTTTTTCATTACATTTAGGAGAAACTACTACAGTAGTAGAATCTGGCACATCAGGTGCAAATACACCATTAGATTCAATCTGAGTGTATGCATATAAAACAGATGCTTTTTCTAACAATGGTTTTATATTTTGTAGAGAAGGTTCACCACCAGTAAGAACGAATACCATATTATCGTAGATAGTATCAGGCACCTCATCCTTATAATAATTATCAATTTCTTGCTGACATTGTATTAATACTTCTTCTACACTCATCCAATCACCATCATCGAAGAATGCATCACACCAAGAGCAACCTAAGTTGCATTTAGCTAGGCGAACAAAGATAGCAGGCATACCGCGATATGGCCCTTCTCCTTGCATCGTATAAAAAACACTGGTGACAAACAATTTATCTCCAGCTTCGGCAAAATACTTCTTGCCAACGATTTCGTTTAATCCAAACATGTATTGATTTCCTAGGGTGGGTGGAGGCCACTATTGTTTTTTAAGTGTCCATGAACCGTCTTTTTGTTCAGTCCATAGTATTGTATCTCCGTCTTTTAAATCTAATTTATTTAAGACGTCATCTGGAAGCTCAAATCCAAGCTCCCCATCTTCCAGTTCAACTACAGGAATATTATGTATCTCTTTTTGCATTATATTTCCTCAAGAATACCTAAAGCTTCTGCTAATATTAATAATATACCAGCTAGTAAAAAATTGCCAGTACATAATACAATACCTGCTAAAATTCTTATAGCACTCTTAACAAGACTAATATAAAAATGCTTTTTTGATACATCAACTGGTTCAGCCATTCATAACCCCATTATTCATCTGCAATGTTCTTGTCCATGCAGTCTTTGCTGCAATACCATATCTTACCATTATACACTGTTCCACATAAAAGGTCAACGGCTTTATAATCACCGTTGACTTGCTTAATAAACCCAATATGCGATTTTGTGCACTTATCACTCAAATAAGTCTTCTCCCCATTCGCGATGTCCTTCACGGTAAGCCATGTTAGCTAGTGTCTCACGCACTTCTACTTTAAAGCACCACAGGCGGTCAGCCTCAGCAGGTCCCCACATATCTGGAATGTAAACACCATTCACATATTTGTAGATCTGATCTGCCAAGCTTTCACATCCTAGCCGTGGTAGAATAGTTAGCTTAGCAATACCACGTTCTTGCATTGTTTTATAGAGATCCAATTCTGGATCGTCTTCTGCAACTAGTAATGTATGATCAAATTGATCTTCCATTTGGTTTTTGAGTTCTTTTAGTCCACCATAATCAGCTACCCAATTACGAGCATCTAATGTATCGGTTCCAAAGTAGAACTTCATTGAAAAAGCATAACCATGAATTGTATTGCAATGGCTATCTGCTTTCCATTGTCTATATGCACATGGAAATGCATTATGGTATTCTTTAGTACTGACGTACTTGTATGTCACTGGATTCATATTAGTGCCCCTTGAAAATTACCTTCTAATGTTTTAATTCCTAAAGCCCAGTTTTCTGCAGCATCCTCAACATAACTAACCGCCTTGTCAGGATAATCTTCTTCAAAAAACTTAACATTATTATCGTCGAAATACTTAATAAAGGCAACCTCTTCTTTAAAGTCCATCCACACTTCAGCATATCCTCTGTTTTTATCTGCATGAAATGTAGAAATTTTTCTTTGACGACTTGGTGCGCGCATAGATTTACTCCTTTATAAAATTGACAACATCTGGATATATTTTTGATATAGCTTCTGCAATGGCTAGCGCGAGCTCCATATGCTCTTTCTGTGTACCATTCGAAGATCTAAGCTCTATGTAATGGATCCACGAACGAATTGAACCATTGACATATAGCCTTGAAACAGTATTACCTTCCGGGAGAACAGCTCTGGCTTGCTCTTTTGCAATACCACGCTCAATAGCTTCCGCATATACTTTGCTTGTTAATCCTATAAGAAATTGTTGCTGCTGTTCCCACCAAACAGCGAGAGCAGTATCTTCGTTCTCAACACTATTCTGACGATTAGTTAGATCTTGTAATCTACACTCACGTGTAACAAATGTCTCTTGCATGTCATTAGGATCAGCATACCGTTGAGAGAACTCTTGAAACGAAAATGATCTATGTCTTAACAGCTGTCTTGCGATGTCGCGAGTTGTTGTAACTTCAATGCATGCGGATGCCATTTCGAATGGGCTCCAGTGCTTGTGCTCGATAAGGTAACGCAACAACTTTTTTGTCGTTTTGGTGTTAGCTTGGTTTGATGGATTGGAGACACGGGCGCAATAAGCGATGAGGTCTTGGATGTTGTCGAGGCCATGGTTCGCTGGTTCTCCAGCGTGTATACGCCCAGCGGGCTGGCTATAGGATAAGAGACTCGTATGCATTATTTACCTTGTCCTTTGTATTTCTTAAACCCACGTTTCTTATGTTTATTCATAGATGCCATTTTAACATTACGTCTACCGATACTGGTCTTCTTGCTGTTTGTTACGCCTTTGATGGCCATTATTTACTCCATTTTAAAATCTTTGAATCTTTCGCTTACTTGTGACTTATCAAACGCTGGGGTATCATCAATAACTCCTTCTTCAGGATTATCAACATCAAATAATCTCATGCGTGATCGATCAACACCAAGTACAAATCTCTTTTTATTATTAGGATCATTATATCTGTTCTTTAATTGCTTAATCATTACTTGGCCAAGGGATTCAAGCTCTTCTGATGTAACCATTGCAAACATAAGGTCTGCAGTAGCAGGCAATCCAAAAGACTCAGATGTGTCTTCAAGCCCAGGGTCTGAGCTAGTAAACCCTGAACGAGTCGTTTGTGTTGCAGAGATGACTGGGACGTCAAATTCTACCGCGAGGCCTCGTAATTCTTCGGCAATGGTTTTAATGTATGTGTAGGAGTTGATCGCACCCCCCATTCCTTTCATTCTACTAGAAGAACAAATATTAAGATAATCAATAAAGATCATTTCTGGTATGAAGTTCTTCTTCAGTTTTAGTTCATTGAGTAGAGCTCTAAAATGCCCGGCATGGGCGGCTCCAGTTGGATATTCTTTAATAATCAATTTACCATTATGAGTGGCAGCTAAGTCTTCTACTTTACTTGATAGTAACGGTTTGGATATGTTTTGTAATTGATCTAATGGTATATTTAAAAGGTTAGCATCTATACGTTCAGCTATTCGCTCTTCGGCCATTTCCATTGTAATATATAGGACATTTCTACCTTGGTTTAAGGCATTGCCAGCAACGTGGCACATAAAAAGAGACTTGCCTACTCCTGTGCCAGCAAGACATATATTAAGAGTTTTGTTTGGTAAACCTCCTTTAGTAATGGCGTTAAAGTATTCTAAATCAAATGAAATCCGTTCCTCGTCCATATGATAGAACTCATACCGCTCTTCTACATCTTCGATATAATCGTGGCCCACTGATGGATCAAAAGTAACTGCCAGTGCATTTGTAAGGAGATCGGGGAGGGCATTCTTAGTAAGTGTTTTATGTTTTCCATCTATAATACTAATACCTTCCATAATCGCATTATGGATTGCTCTATCTTGGCACCATTTTTCAGTAGTATCTAATAACCATTCCTGATCTGATTGATCTTGGTCAAATAGAACAGGAATAATTTCCATAGCAGCCAGATATTGATCATTATTAAACTTATCTGAATTATCAATTTCTACTTTAAGTGCATCTTTAGTTGGTAATTTATTATATTTGCCTACATACTTACCAGCTTCCTTAAACAGTAAATTATACACCCCTTGAAAATAAGCAGGCTGTATAAATGGTAGAACCTTACGCATAAAATTTTCATTAGTAAGTACATTTCTCAGTACTACTTGTTCAATATTACTCATTATTCTTCCGCATTATCAATATTAGTCATTATAACGCTTTCTAGGA